TTTTTTTCTTATTATTATTTATAATGCTTCAAAAATTAATGCAAATGTTAGATTTAGGAGAACTTATTCGCAGAGCCGTCAAATACCTTGTAGAAGGTGTTATGGTTGCTATTGCCGCATACGCAATTCCAAAAAAATCGTTAAATCTCGACGAAGTTGCGCTTATTGCCTTGACAGCTGCAGCGACCTTTAGTATTCTTGATACATATGTTCCATCTATGGCTGTGTCAGCCCGTAGCGGAGCAGGCTTCGGTATCGGTGCAAATCTTGTCGGGTTTCCACGAATGTAGGCTTCCCCTTACGACAAACTCGTCTTAATTCGTTAAATATTAAAATATTAATATAAAATTGATTTAAATATTATATTAATTATAACTATTATAAATATGCCAAAGAAACAAAGATTTCATGTATATGCCATCAATATTGATGGACAAGTTTATGTTGGTTCTACTAACAATACGAAACGTCGTTTAAAAGACCACCGCACTCGTTGTTTTAACCCAAACGCAAGACATTATCCTTGTAAATTTTACAAGTATATTAGATATAAATATAATAGAGAAGAAGCTTATGAAAAAATAAATAACGGACATACCGTACTTTGTACTGTGGATACAAAAGAAGAAGCAAGACAGTTAGAACAAGAATATATAAATACTATGGGAACTATGAATTCTATTGATGCAAAAAATGATATACCGAATGCAGACAGATGTAAATTATATAGAGCAAAAAATCACGAAGCCAGAAGAAATGCTGAAATAGCTTATAATCAAACCGAAGAAGGAAAGAAAAAAAGAGCTGAATATAGAATTAATAATGCAGAAAAGGCAAAAGAACGAGTAACGTGTGAAAAATGCGGACATGAATCAACAAGAAAACATATTTCAGACCATCGACGTAAGGGTTTATGTACTTAAATAGTTGACACAAATTCCCATTGTAATTCTTTACATATCTTTTTCCATATTTCATCTTGTTCTATTCTTTTCACCGGATCTTTTAGCATTGGGAAAAATGGTAAAAAGGTTTTTTCATCTAATAATTCACACATTTTATAAAGAACATAATAATAATTCAAAAAATTTACACGATCATCCGGACAATGTTTAGCATAAGGCATTTGAATTTCCATAAATAAATTACAAAGTTTTTCTTCTAATTCAGGACTCATTATAGGTGGTCTTATACCCAATTTATCCTTAATAAATGGTATATGTTCATAGTATTTATTATAACCTAATTTTTTTAATATATCTTTTGCTTTTTTGTTTGTCATTTGTTTTAAAGTAATTCTTTCCTTTTTGATCTGAAGTCTTATATTTATAAGAACTTCTTCAGGTATTTGAGTTGTTTCTTTTGCCTGAAATTGTGCCAAAATTTCTCGAAAATGGTTTATTCTTTTATACGCATAAAAACATACTTCTTTAGGTGGTTCTTTATAACTAGGTTTTTCATGCTCCACCAAAAACTGTTTTTGTGTTCCACAATTATTACAAATAACAAGTCCCTTATAATCTACAAGTATCCATTCTCCACCACAATATTCACATATTTCATGATTCACCATATAATTATTAATATTTAAATGACCTTCATCCAAATTTATCAAATATTTGTTAATATTTGTTTCATCTGATGTTTTTGTGTTTTCTTGTTTATTAGGATTAAAAAAAGAATGTAAAATCGTCTTTTTATCAATATCAATACCTTCCGACGTTTTTTTCTTTTTTTCAAAATATTCAAATATTATCTCTGAATTTTCCAATAGATATTCTTTTTTTAATGTCTTCAAATTTGATACTGTTTTATTAATTTCCCTTATTTCATCCTTTATATTTAGCATATCTTCAATATTTGTTGTTTTTTTTAAATTTTTCTTTAGTTTTTTTTTCCGTTTTAGTAAATTAGGGATTTTTTTAGACGTTATATTTTCAAATTCTTTCATTTTTTCATTATGCTTACTATCTAATGTAACATTCGCATTTTTCTTCATTTTAATTTTTTTATTAGCTTTAGGTTTAAAATTTGGCATAGTATATATTAATATTAATCGCAAATTATTTAATTTAAAATAAATTAAATTGTTAAAATCGTTATAATTTAACGAAGTTTTTCTCAAAACTTATATATGGATGTTGATATAAATATTGATACAAATAATATGAAAATAGACTGTATTATGTTGCAAAAAATGATATTTATACACAATGCTTTAGATAAAGGATGGGCTATAAAGAAAAAAAACCATGTTTATGTATTTACAAAAAACCACGAAGGTAAGAAGGAAGTCATGCTTGAAGATTATCTACAACGCTTTATGCTCGATAATTTAGACATTAGTAAAATTAAATAATAAAATTTAATTAATTAATTAATTAATTAACTTTCTCAAATTTTTTTTTCTTTAGCAATATTATAATAATATGGGTGGTGGACTTATGCAACTAGTAGCTTATGGCGCACAAGACGTTTATTTAACAGGTAATCCCCAGATCACTTTCTGGAAGGTTACCTACCGCAGACACACTAACTTCGCAATGGAATCGATTGAACAAACTTTTAACGGACAAGCCGATTTCGGTCGCCGAGTCCAATGCACTATCTCCAGAAATGGTGATCTTGCCTACAGAACATACCTTCAAGTTACTCTCCCTGAAATCAACCAAAGTGACCGCAACGACTCTACCGAAGATGTTTTCGCCCGTTGGTTAGATTGCCCCGGTGAACAGATGATCTCTATGGTTGAAGTCGAGATTGGTGGTCAACGCATCGACCGACAGTATGGTGACTGGATGCACATCTGGAATCAGCTTACTCTTACCAGCGAACAGGAAGCTGGTTACCACAAGATGATCGGCCAGACCAGTCAGCTTACTTACCTCACAGACCCTGCCTTCGCCGATGTCGCCACCGCTTGCGGTGCCGCCAACGTCCCAGAAGCTGTCTGTGCTCCTCGACAGGCTCTCCCAGAGACAACTCTTTACGTTCCTCTTCAGTTCTGGTTCTGTCGCAACCCTGGACTTGCTCTTCCTCTTATTGCCCTCCAATACCACGAGGTCAAGATTAACATCGAGGTCCGTCCTCTTGATGAATGCCTTTTCGCAGTTAGTAGTGTCGGTAATACCAGTACCGGTTCGAAGAAGGTTACCAACGCTTACGCCAAATCTCTCGTAGCTGCTTCTCTCTACGTCGATTACGTTTTCCTCGATACCGATGAACGCAGACGTATGGCACAGAACCCACACGAATACCTCATCGAACAACTTCAATTCACCGGCGATGAATCCATCGGTTCTTCCTCAAACAAAGTCAAATTGAATTTCAATCACCCATGTAAAGAAATTATCTGGGTCGTCCAGCCCGATATGCACGTCGCATACTGTGACTCCTTCCTTGAAAGTCGTCTTATGCACCGTGCTCTTGGAGCCCAGCCTTTCAACTACACCGACGCTGTTGATGCCCTTCCTGACTCCATTCTTGCCTACGGTTCTAATGCCCAGACCCGTAACACTACTGCGGGCGGTGTCACCACCCAAGCCGTAATTGACGGTTCTGGTCTTTTCGCTGATACTGAATCTTTTAATATTGAAGATGGTAGTGTTATTTCCACGCTGACGTACACCGCGGTACACGGCGGTGTTGCTGCAGTTGGTGCCACAGTCACACAGACGATCAGTAGTGTAGATGCGGTTGGTATTCTTCTTGAAACTATCGTGGCCACCGGAAAGGTAATTAGAATATTTCAAACAGCTGCCCAAAAGGGTGTTGCATCTTTCGTAACTGGAACCAAGTTGGATTTCTCAGGTACCGCCACCTCGACCACCAACACCACAATTTCTTCCATAACGACAGTGACATCGGGCGACGGCACCATGTCAGGATTGTCTGGCGCCATCGACGGTGGTGTCTCCAACGGACTTACCGATGCTGGTGTCTTCGTTCTTGCCGAGACTGCCCTCAACATGCACTGCTGGGGAGAAAACCCTGTTGTTACCGCTAAGCTTCAGCTTAACGGCCAGGACCGCTTCTCTGAGCGTGAAGGAACCTACTTCGACCTCGTCCAGCCTTACCAGCATCACACACGTAACCCAGACACTGGTATCAACGTTTATTCGTTCGCCCTTCGCCCAGAAGAGCACCAGCCATCTGGAACCTGTAATTTCTCCCGTATTGACAACGCTACTCTTCAGCTTGTTGTCTCTGCTGCCGCTATTGGTGGAACCCAGACTGCTAAAGTCCGCGTTTATGCCACTAACTACAACGTCCTTCGCGTCATGAGCGGTATGGGCGGGTTAGCGTACTCAAATTAAACGCTGTAATTAGTCGCATACACTATAAATTGATTTAAAGATATTATAATATTATAATTATAATACCTTCACAAATGACATGTAAATGGATACAATCAAATAAAAAACTTTGTAAATTTAAAGCTATAAACGATAAAAACTATTGTAAATTGCATCATAAATTTGAAGATTTATTTGAACCCCACGAACTAGATACTATAAAAAGATGCAATAGATGTGATAAACCTTATAAAAATGAAGACAATTCTATTAAAAAATGTGATAGATGTATTACCAGTACAAAAGAATACAGTGCCAAATTATTAATTAAACGAAACAAAAAGAAAAAAAAATGTGAGTGGATAAATCAAAAGGGAGAACCTTGTTCATGGAAAACAAATAAACCAGCATATTATTGCAAACGACATTCTGTATATAATAATTTTATCCCTGATGATATACCACATCTCAAAAAATGTTCGGGATGTAATAATTTATTTAAATCCGATGGTAAAAAAACGTGTGGAAAATGCCAGAAAAGGAGTATAGAATCGTCTAAAAAAATAAAAGCAACTCCAAAAAAAAAATGCATCGCTACAATAAAAAAAACAGAGAAACAATGTAGTTATAAAGCACTCGACAACGACGATTATTGTATGAAACACCAAAGAGTTAAAAAATATAATGAACTTGTTTCACAAAATAAAAGAATTTGTAAAAATTGGATAAGAGGTTGTTTTGATGAATTAACAATAAAAGATAAGTCGTATTGTGTTTCTTGTCGCAATTCTAAAAACAATAATAAAATAACAAAACTCTCCATTTACGAAGAAAAGGTTAACAATTATAAAAGTGAAGCAAACAGAAGAAAAATAGAATGGTTATTAGAGAAAGAAGAGGCAATTTTACTGTTCAAAAAGGATTGTCGGTATTGCGGTATAAACAACGGATTAAATGGAATTGATAGAATAGATTCGGGAAAGGGTTACGTTACTGGAAACACTGCACCATGTTGTGGTATTTGTAATAAAATGAAATTAGACCATCCTGTTGAAACCTTTATTAATATTATAAAACATTTAGTTATAAAATTAAATATAGTGGAAATAGATTATAAAAATAACTTTTCAAATACAAACCTTCAATTATTATTTTCAAAAAGTAAAAGTAACACTTCTTACGTCAATTATAAAAAAAGTAGCGCAAAGCGAAATATAAAATTTAATATACCTGAAACTGAATATATCAATATATTAACATATCAGTGTAAGTATTGTGGGTGTTTCAATCAAGGCGCAAACGGTATAGACAGAGTACATTCTGAATTGCCTTATGAAATCGGCAACATCGTACCGTGTTGTAAAACATGCAATTCATTAAAGGGGACTCTCACTCTTCTACAATTTAAACAAAAACTAAAAAATATTTACAACAACTACGTTATTAAAAAAAAACCAGATTACGAATCTAATCCTAAAAATAAATTAATTTCCCTTCTTTCCAAAAACAATATTAAAATTACTGAATTCCCTCAACTAAAATTATCAAAACCGACAGAATATTATGAAAATTTGATATTCAAAGGGAACATGGACGATGTAATGAATATGAAAATAAAATTAGTGTTTATTAATTCTAAAAATAAAGAATTATTTGAAATATGGCAGTATTATCGAAAAACAATAAGCAGTTTTAAAACAAAAAAAGGACACTGTTTATTTGGAAAAAGAATTTATATATTAGTCCAAGATGAAATAAGTAACAAGTATCTTGGCATTTTGTCTCTTTCAAGCGATATCAAATTTCTAGGTGCTCGTGATAATTTTATAGGTTGGAAAAAACATCAACAATTTACTCTAAAAAAGTTAGACAATCTGGTTAATATAACTACGTGCGTTTCCACACAACCCTTTGGATTTAACTTTAACGGTGGTAAATTATTAACCACTCTTGCATTTTCGAAAGAAGTATTGGACTTTTATTATGAAAAATATAATACGCACATTTTAGGAATAACTACTATGTCTTTGTATGGAAAATCCGTACAATATGACAGATTAAAATGTATAAAATTCGTAGGTATGACGAAAGGTAATAGTTTAAAAAATATCCCACAAGAAGCGATAGAATTCGCAAAACAACATTTGAAAGAAAACGAATTATTACCCGCTTCATTAAATAAAAATAATATGTGGGCGCTTAAAAAATGTTTAAATAAATTACAAATACCCGTCGAAGATGTTTTAAAATCAACACCCAAGGGTATATATTTTGGTTACACTTCGCCTGAATCAAAGGAGTTCTTAACAAGCGATGCTACTGCTATTCCAAATCCAATATCTCACGCAAAAACGTGTAATGAAATATTTGATTGGTGGAAAAAAAGATGGGCCGAACAAAGATTCAACCATTTAACCAAAAATAATAAATTACATCAAAAATAATAAATTACATAAAAAATAAATAATATATTTAGGAACACACCTTGCATAATATATTTATAACCGTCTATATTATATGATGAATGATATACTTATATTCGCACTTAATGGTGGTGGTTGGGCCTTAAAACCTATCTTAGAAAAAATATCAGTTGATAAACTTGGACATTATTATTTCTCATTTTTAAGATATTTTATAAGTGGTATTATAGCAATACCTTTCCTTATACACCATTATTATTTTAATGGATTCCCGAAAGTATATAAAAATGATGCCAAATTATTTTTTAAAGATGTCGTTATTTGGGGGACAATTGTGAGTGTTGTCGCAATAGCAGCAATTATGGCAAATTATTACTTATTGGAGAAATATGATTCTTCCTTTGTAACTCCAATTGCTGAAGCAATTCTTCTAATTTTTAATGCCTTGTTTTCTGTGTGGATCCTTGGTGAAAAATTTACAACCGATATGGGTATTGGTTTGGGTTGTATTATTTTAGGCATTCTCTTTATTTACAGAGGAAAGCTTAAATTATTTTAATTATTAAAAAATTATATTTTACAAATCATTTAAATAATTTAGCACATTTATAATTATAAGAATGCAGATTTTCGTAAAGACTTTGACAGGAAAAACAATTACACTTGATGTTGAACCGAGTGATACAATTGAAAATATTAAAACCAAAATCCAGGAGAAAGAGGGAATTCCACCGGACCAACAAAGATTAATATTTGCTGGGAAGCAACTCGAGGATGGTCGCACTTTAAGCGATTACAATATTCAGAAGGAGGCAACGCTTCATTTAGTTCTACGCCTTCGCGGTGGAGTTATCATTTACTAATCGTATAATAATTGAATTATGTTTAACAATTATTATATATGAAAGATTATTGTATTTGGTTTTGTCCAGATGGATATCATCCCTGGAATTATTTTACTAGTGGCTTTCCAGCTCACCTTAGTTTAAAAACTAATTTAAATTATAGCATAGCATTAAATTTATTTACTAAAATTAAAAAACAAGATATAGAAGTAGAATTTGATAATTTAATGTGTGACGAAGATAAAAACGTTCATACTATGTTTTACACGTTGAAACCTCCAAAAAATAAACCAGATTGGTGGCCAAAAAACCCACATATATCTTTTTATTATAAATATAACGAAAAAATTTTACCAAATGAGGTTCATCAATTGTATTATAATTTAAAACACAAAAAAGGAGTATTAAAAAATATTTATCTTATGAAATGTTCTGGTCATCACAAAAAATGGCAAATAATACATAAAAAATAATATTAATTGCAATTTGAACATAGTTCATCGATACATGCATTTTTACTGTTTCTACAACATCCATATTTTGTAGATTCACACCCACTACCCTCAATTTTGACCTTTTTTAATTTTAAATATACAAAAAAAGCTAAAAAACAACCTAATACAATTGCAGCAATAAAAACTTCTTTATTTTTCATTATAATATAATATAATATTTAAAATTATTAAATAAATAGTCGATTCATATTTCTAACTTCAGGTTTATTATCATCTTTTGTATATAATTTAAGAATTAAATTATCATCTCTAACTCTTAATGTATAATTTTTTTGACTACTACTTCTCCCAACTCGCCCAAATGCCTGGATCATTTTTTCTTGTGTCATATTCATCAAATCTTTACTTAAATATCCATGACAAAACTGATAATTTGTTCCATAAATATAATCTGTTGATGCTATAATCAAATATAATTTTTGTTTTTCTGCTAATTCTTTCATAATATCCATATATTCTTTGTCTGGGTGTGTTTTAAATACACCAATACCCATCAATAATAAAATTTTCCATTCTTTATTTACATTTAAATACATAATTTTTTCTACAATAGTATCTTCTATATCGCTTTTAAAAGCGGTTGAAGTGTCTTTGTCGTGTGACCATTCCCTAATATGTGCTTGACTATTCGGGATAAATTTTTGTGCTAACTCTATGCTATGGATTTTTGCCTTTAATTCTACAACTTTTTTAGTATAAGTTTGTTGTGCTTTATAATCGCTGGAATCTTTCATTTTAGATTTATCTTTTCCCAAATCTTCCGAGCCCATTTTGTCTCTTCGTTGTTGTTCATTTTTTTCTACCTTTTCTAAATCTATCATATATCTTTCATTTCTTGTCATTACTTTAATTATATTATCTAATTCGCTTTCGGGGATATTAGATGCTCGTAAATAAAATCGTCCCATCCTTTCAACATCTTCTGTTAAGAATATAGTAGGACCATCTGTTAAACTGTAAGAATCAGATGTTGTAATTTTGATTACAGACTTATACATTCTTGATCTATTATCCTGAAATTTTTTATAGATTGTATCATAATTATCTTTTATTAATAGTAAAATTCTTAGATAATAAATTTTCAAATTAATAATTGTTATTTCTGACACATTTTCAAAATAATTATCTATTCGATATTCATCCGCAATAAATTTTTTTTTGTTAATATAATAAATAAATTTAACCATATCTTCTACATCTATATGACGCAAAATTGTTTTATTTTTTTCAATATGTCTGGCACATTTTCTTAATTTTTTGAAATCTTTATAAATATAATGAGGCATAACAATATTGCCTGTCGCATCCAGTATTGGTATCGATTTTTTACATTCATAACTTATAATTTCTTCCACATTATGTGTTTTAAATTTTGCTTGGAAACTCCTTGTCATTGGTAAAATTTCATCCATATTAGGTAATGTAGCCGATGAAAGAACCACATTTGGGATATAATTTTGATTCCAATTTCTTTGTAATATTTCATGAAATTCGTGAGTATCGTAATCTAACGTAATTGTTGGTTCGTCCCAATACCATACTATATCTTGAGGTTCATTAAAAGCTAACATATAATTCATAGCAGGTAAATATGATTGAATATCTGTAATAATTAATTCTACATTTTCGCCATTACTATTATCAACCCTGAAAATAGCACCAGTTCTTCTATTTTTTACATAATCTTTGGCAGCAAAATAATGAAGTCTGATATCCCCGGAGTCTTTACATCCAAAAGCAACAGCTATTTTGATCTCCATAGATATACAAGCTTTTGCTAATTGTAGGCCAATATGTTTAGCAGCACAGGTGAATATTACTTTTTTACCTTTAGCAATTCCAACTGGTGACATAGTTTTCCCAGTTCCTGTTGGTGCTTGATATAGAATCATTTTTGATCCTTCTCTTTTTATAGAATCAAATAATTTTGCCTGGTGGTCGTATAATTTCATATCAGTATATTTAAATACCTCCGTGTTTTTTTCAATAAATTCATAAGCGTTTTTGATAAGATCTCCCTTTGAAATTTTATTTTTATATGTTTCAATTATCCAATGTATGAATTGAAGAACATAATGATTTATATAGGTGACATTATTTTTTATTAATTGTGTGAGAGTGTAATATCTTTTTGAACATAATTTTTTTTTAAAGAACATTTTAGCATTATTTAATAAAATAAATTCATAAATGTTTTCTTTTATATCTTCTATTTTTTTTGAACTATTCCTAATCCTGATTAAGTCTTGCTTTTTCAACTTTTTATTGCTTTTTTTATTTTTTTTAAGTACAAAACTTAATTCATATTTTTTAATAATTTTTTTAATAATTTTATCAAAATTATTTTCATAAATATAATAATGAAATTCTTCTTCTTTTGTACCAATTTTCATCCAAGCCAATAAACTATTCGCTTCGTTGCTTGTATATCCTGTATTTTCATAACCATTATAAATCAGTTTTAAAATTTTCTTTTCATCTATATTTACAGGAACTTCAAGGTAGTCCCATTCACTTTTAGTTAGTTTTTGTTGTGTTAAATCCATATTGTAATAATAATATATTTATTATGGTTTAATATTGTTTCAATTTTAAACCAATCAAATTGAAACAATATTAATAAATATATTATTATTATTACAATGAATTATCTCTTTTCTATTGAAGGAAATATAGGTTCTGGAAAATCTAGTCTTGTTAAAATTTTAAAAAATAAATTAAAAGATATAAAAAACACAAGGGTCATTTATTTACCAGAACCGGTCGAAGTGTGGGAAAGTATAACAGATAAAGACGGTAAAAATGCTATTGAAAAATATTATGAAAATCCCGAGAAATATGCGTTTTCTTTCCAAATGATGGCATATATTTCAAGAATTCATCAACTAAGGGAAACTTTAAAAGATAATACTAATGTTATTATTATTTGTGAAAGGTCTGTTTTCACAGATAAAGAAATTTTCGCAAAAATGTTATACGATGATAACAAAATAGACGATATAGAATATAAAATTTACTGTAAATGGTTTTATGAGTTTGTAAAAGACATTCCTGTTGCTGGATTAATTTATGTTAAAACAGACCCTGAAATTTGTCACAATCGGGTTGTAAAAAGAAAAAGAAAGGGGGAAATAATTCCTCTATCGTATTTACAAAATTGTCATAAATACCACGAAGATTGGTTAAATAACGAAAATTTACCCATTTTAAGCCTAAATGGAAATTGTGATTTTATTGATAAACTTCCTGATAATTGGGTAAAAAGTATTAATATATTTGTAGATTCTTTATCACCTTCATAATTTTAGTTGGTTCTCAAGAAGTTGCGATAAAAATCTAAATGATTTAATCTAAATCACCTATCAAATACGTTGTAAATATCGATTTCCCTTTGAATTTTAAATGGTCTAATTCATTTTTTGTTGTTGAAAAATCATCTTTACCATAAATATCTTGTAATAATAACCATTCAAACAATCCTCCTGGATAAATATAAACATTTATAAATCCCAAACCTATCAGTTGTTCATATTTTTTCATTAAATTTGGTGCATTCGCATTTTTATCATATACAATTATATTTACATTTATTTTTTTTTTTAAATATTCATTTATTAAGTTTACTTCTTTATTTACTGGTACCGTTTTTGTTATTAAACAATTTTGTTCTGTAGAATCTAACGTATTTATAAGTAAATAATTTTGGTTTTGTTTGATAGCATATTGAACATCTTCAAAATTTACTTTTCTAATTGATGGTGACTGACCCATAAATAATTGATATATATACTCCATTTTATTGTTTAAATAACTAAATTTATTTTTATTTAGTTATTTTTAAATTTAATTAACGCTTGCTGTTCTTAAGAACAACCAATACGGAAAATTCTCGTTCATAAATGCCTGTTTAGACAAATATTTTTTTGTACCCACTTTTAAGAAATGTCCTTTAGAATTTGCGGCGCTTGCTGATGTTGTTGTTTGGATGAAATTATCAAATTGTGATCTATCCAAAAAAGATAACATATCACCTCCGCCACTAAATGCGTTATCATTTGGGTCGTAGCAAAAATCTCTTCCAGCTCCCCATCTATTTGGATAAATATCTCCAGCATCGACTACTCCTGGTAATTTTTTTGGATTTTGAGAACACTTTAATCCGGGTCCACAATCATTATCATTGTCACAATCGCCTTGTCCTTTGGGTCTTTTTAACCACCAAGGATTCGACCATCCTCCCCATTTTGAATTAACTGATGGAGTACCAGATGAAACACTTGGAACTGTTAATAATTTGGATTTAAATATACCCCAGTTATTATTCCAATAATTTCTACCTTCTCTTATAAAATTCCAAAATGGAAAATATTTACCATCGTATTTTGCTTTTGTTATTTCATAATTTCCAACCCAAACAAAGTCATTTTTCCACGAACCTCTCCCTCCAACTGTTAATAAACTTTTAAATGATGATTGTGCTTTATTAAACGATAAATTTAAATTTGTAGGGTTTTCAGTAACACCTGGTATAGTAGACATTATTATAGTAAAATCCCTCCAACATGGTTTATCCCAAGGTATGTCTGGCATTTTACCATTACACATCATAGATGTATTAATAGTTTTATCGAAATTTGTTTTTGGATTTAATAAACCTGCTTGCATTTGTCTTTTGATACCATAAAGTTTAGATTTATACGTGTTTATACTCCACGAACCTTGTTGCCCGCTTTTCCATGTATTACTAATATAACCATTCGGCCACGATAATGTATTTTTTGGATTTAATTTGCCCTCAGCAGAACACCCTGTGCTATCATAAATTTTTTGGGCGCAAGAATTAGGTCTTGGTTTAAATCTATTTTCACAAGAATTTACATCTTTATTAAAACATTGTTTATATCTTTGTGATGCTTTTGTATAATTTGTTCCGTTAAGTGCAATTTCATATATGGATTTTTTCATATTATCTTGGGCTGCTGAATATGAATGGGTATTCCAATTTAAATAATCTGTTCTATCACTTACGCGAGTTTTTAAATCTCCGGAACATCCGGCCTTTTTCCATAAACTTTGTAAACATTCGTCTGTATGTGGTCCATCCATCATTGTTGGACCAACACAAGGAAACATTTGTTTAAATCTAGAACAATCAGCTGGACTAATTAAATTATCTTTAAAATCTATTTGTTTTGATCCCCCACCGCAAGCACAACAAGCTTTATTACCTGTTAAACCTTGATATATATATCCATTTCCCCATGATTTACAGTTGTTTCCTTGAGCATATCTAGGACAATTATAAGCTTTACCATCTCTATCGTGCCATTCCCTGGTTTCTCCAAACTGACTAGGTAATTTTGTTTTTAAATCTTTACAAGCTCCATATTCACCAACCAATTGAGATTTCCAATCACATTTATCTTCTGGATATTTTGCTATCCACCCTCCTTCTGGACCTGGTGCTTTGGGAACACCTGTTCCTTTTAAAGGACACCACGCACATATTGACCTATCTCCTGCTGTATCACCGCAATCTGTCATTTTTTTACAGATTTCTTGTTCTTTCTTTTTTTGGCAATAATAACCTGTTTTAGGTCCAGGTGCTATCCAGTTTTTTTTAGAACATACATCTGTAGCCGGACCAGTAGCATCGCCGTATATTATTTTATCCGTGTCCCAACAATATCCACAGTCATTTGCTTCTATTTCTCCACATTCCCCTGTTATATTTATTAAATTGCATTTTTCTATTTTATTAGCTAATTCACTTTTATCAAGTGATCCGGTTGGAGAGATTTTATTTAATTTTGTTTTATCTTTACTTAATTCTAAAAATTTTGACTCCTTATCCACACCTTTTATAACTTGTGGAAACAAGCGAGCCCTCCAATATTTATCTGTTTCTTTTAAAAACCCTCGTTGTTCTTCTTTACGACCCTCATAATCAAATCCTTCTACTCTGCTCATATTTATACATATCATAATTAACATTATTACAATCAATAATCCTAAATAGAATAGTTTCATATATATTTTATATATATATTAAATTATTTTTTCCATCCTTTGACACTCCATCTTATAGATTGAGCTCTCAACGAATGCCCTGAACCTCGCGTTTTGACAAAACATTTTACCCTGGCGATAGTTTTCTGTTCATTTCCCGATAAAGTCCAGGTTTTTGATTGATGACTCACATTTCCTTGTGTTGTTTTAGTTTTGTATCCATTAAAAACATTTCGATAACTTGTATACCTTTTACAGACTCTTCTTTTCTTCCCCCTCATCCAGAAGTAGTACCATGGCCACGATTTATAATAACATCGAGTATTGTTATAAGGTCTTCTAGCATATGTAGGGTATTTTATCGTCCTTGATGTTCTGGGTGCTTTAAACTTTCTAGTAAATACTAATTTACCATTTTTATCATAACCTTCTACATATACTCCCCAGGTTTGATTTCCCCATCCCTGGTCACGCATATCTGCGTGTAAATAAACTTCTTCGGGAACCATACCACCACCACCAACATATTCTTCTCTTATTACTTTATAATATGTTGATGAAGAAGTTTGTATGGTCCCTGAATAAGAACCACCTGATTTTGGTAAAGTTATAGGTGGATTCCATAATTTATTTAACCATGTTTCTCCTCCTTGTGATTTTGAACCCCATTTTCTTTGATTAAATCCATAACTATTCCAACATTTATTTTTCATTCCTGAATTTGATGTAGCTAACGGAACCTGTGCGTATTTACAACCTAAAGTTCCTTGACAAGCATCCTGACATTGTTTTGCTGTAAATGCCGAAGAAACGTATCTTAATGGACTTACTAAAAACCCTTCTTTTTGAGTTTGTCTCCACCAACCTAATATTCCTATAGTGGTTGTTAAAACTATAATTTTTAGTAATGTTTCTTCAATGTCTTTTGAGTTTATATAAAAATACATAATTACCCCTGCTACAATAAAATTCAAGAACCAAAATACTGTGGTACCTAACGCATAAAATAAACCTAATGTGGAAGCCGTTGCCAATAACCTTTTACCCATTTCTTGTTTATCTGATATTATTAATACTAAACCTGATATTATCGATACTACTACTAATGTTAATATAAATTTTAACATACTTATATTAACTTGTTATTTTTTTATGAGTCTATATAATTTTTTTAAAGACATTATGCTTTTTCCGTAAAATTAGGATTCATACAAGGATTCATATTACATACTCTTTTATTTTCCAATTCAGGACAAGGTGAACCACCAAATTTAGCAGGATATGTTACTTTTCTGCGTCTTATTTGTTGTCCGCCACCACAAGATTTGCTGCAGGAACGCCATCCTTCCCATGGACCAACCATACAATCCCTTGGTCGTGGGAATTTAAATAAAAGCTCTTGTATTTTATCTTTACAAGTTAATTTACATGTTGATTTATTATTCGAACAACTTGTTTTAAGATTTAATCTTGCTTTATTAACAATTGTTTTAAGTTTGGGATTTTTAGTAGGAGGAATTCCGTCCCATCCAAACATTTGTTTTTGTTCATTTATTGTTGTTCCTTCTCTTTTTTTAACATTATTATTATTCACGTTGGTTTCTTGGGTCCATAAAACATAACAATCTGACCCTGACATTCTAATAACAACTCCTTCATATTTATTAATGTCTACTGTTCTAGAAACAGTGTCCCCAGGTTTAATGGGTGGAGGTGGTGGTGGTTTTTCACCAAAACATTGCATCGATGTTGCTAATCTTGTCGGATAATCATCTGCTCCTACTGTTAAATCATTTACTCTTTTCATCGTAGATTTATACTCTCCCACCGTTGTTTCTGTAGAAAAAGGATATTTAAACCCGAAAATACTCCATGAATTTTGAGCCTTAGAATATTTTGAAATTGCCGATACTTGTTTTTTTGCATTATACCAATTTTCTCCTTTTAATAAATCCCAACCAGTACCTTTTTCATTACATCCGGATTCCTTGAATTCTTTTCTTAAACACGCAGGGTGAGGAATATTATTTTTAGAATATTTCGGGTCACATGGATCAATATTATCGTGATTTCCAAAACAAATATCACTATTATTTACAGCGGTTTTATAATCGGTACTTCTTGTTCCTGTATTTGTTTGAATCATCTTAGTACCTGCTTCTTTATAAGGCATAGTAATTGACTTTCCTAAATCCTCAAAGCTTTTTCCATAAGGTGTATTATCAGTACACTTTGAATTTTTCCATAATTTTTTAACACATTCTGCTGAATGGGGTCCAGATAAATAATAAGGAGTTATACAAGGATGATCTTTTAAAAATTTTCCACATTTATCTCCTGGTATTAAACCAAATCCATCAGCATTACAAGTATCATCGCTGTATTTTGGAAAATATTTGTCTCCTATTTTTGTCATCACCATCGCTTTACCTGTTGTAGGACAATATCCGCAAATTTTGGCAGCTTCCCCATATAAATCTCCACAACTTTGGACGCTGGAACATATTTCTTTTTCTCTTAATTCTTGACATTTCCCCGCATCAGTAGACCAAGAATTTTTAGGACATACATCGGCTGTAGGTCCATCTTTTGTACCAAATCTAAATTCTTTGTCCAAAGCACAATAACCACACCCATTCTTGCCTGTCAATTGTTCGCATTTTGTTAATGCTCTGCAATTTACTATTTTTTTATCTATATCTCGTTGTTCTAACCCATTTTTTGGTACATATTTTTGTAAATTTTTATTTTCATCTAGTTTGACCCAATCATTTATACCTGGTTTTGTTGTTATTAATCCTGAACCTATACCTTGAGAACGGATATCCCAATATTTATCTTGTCCTACCATAAATTGTCTTTCCCCATCCACTAAAGCTTTATCTAATTCTGACTCAAAATTCTCCCTATTTTTATGTACGTAATATATTTGAATTAATAATATACCTATTAAAATTAATCCTAAAATTAATAATTTCATATATAATCTGCATATAAAATTATATTTACTTAAAATCTACTATTATTTCAACCTGTTCTTTTTTTATACTTTTAGAGGCGGATATAGATAATTCTTCTCGTTTTTTTCTAGTTTTTATTGTTTTTTTATCTTTTCTATTTTTTGCTGTACTATTACGATTATTCATATCATTATTTATCTTTGTTAAATTTTTTTCAATACAATCTAAAATTTTATTTTCTAATGCCCATCTAAAAAAATTTAATTGTCCTATAGTAGTTTGGATATATGTATCTTCTTTATAAGGTATTGTAATCCTATCCCACCTACAAAACGGATCAAATCTTTTTTTTGAATAAGCCTTTAACTTTAATTTATAATCAATATAAACTTTAAATCTTTTCTCATCTCCATTTTTCATTTTTAAAGGATAAACTGTGTAATTTTTCTTGGAATAATTTGTAGCAAACCAATCAATTAATCGTAAAGATATCATCGATTCTCCATTTATTATAGGTAATATTCTCTCCATATTTCCATCTTTATTATAAAATTCTACTAATTTAGTTAATAATAAACTATTTTGCGTTATTAATGTTGTCATATTTATTTATTTATTGTCTTTCATCTTTAAATACTTATTGAACCTTCTTTTTATAATTACTGTCTTGGGGGCGTAGAAAATTATCTTGGTTACTTAAATCTTCTAAATAGTCATTTTTTTTCATAAAAGGATTACACAAACCTTGTATAGCTAAATCCCTACTAGCCATACGCTTATCACATAATTCCTTTTTCGTATATGTTTTTTCATGCGTTTTCACAAGTTCTTCTTCAATCTCTGGTTTCTCACGCATATCTATTGTTTTTTCTTCCTTTTTTGTTCTTAATGTTTTTTTATATTCAGATTCTACAGAAGGATACCATTTTCTTAAATTATATTTTGAAAATGTTACTTTTTTCATTTAATTAATAACATTTTTATTTTTTTTAAATAAAGACGCAATACAATAATATGTAAATGACGGACATTTGTGCTATTTGTCATGAAGATTTATCAACTAATTTATATAGTTTACCTGAATGCGACCATACTTATCACATTAATTGTATTATGCATTGGTTTAGAACTAATCATAATACTTGTCCTCTTTGTCAAAATCAGGGTATTAATTATCAACAAGCCTATAACCTCCAGAATACATTAGGTTATACGGATAGAATTTTATGGAAAGATTATTATAGAAATGCTTGTTGTTATGCTAGAAAAAAAAATGCTGATAAGGAAATTGTAAAAAGGATAAAGGCTATAAAAAAAACAGAAGAAACTGAAAAAAAAAAGAAAAAAAAATTTCGTGAATGGAGACAAAAACAACCTACTACAGGATTAACAAATGGTGGTATTATGAAAGAATACACTAAATTACGAAGTGGTAGATGGAGACGCTCTTCTCTTTTAAGGAGAAGAAAAGCGACAACAGGGTATCTTTATTTTCATAAAATTGTGAAAAACAAAATCATTATAGCTGAAAAGGTTCAAATTAATTAATTAATATATATTATAATAATAAATGAAGATTGAATATTTTTTTGCGGAGAGAAGATTTAATAATGATTTTGAAGAAATTACCATAAAAGGGTATTCATCAGTTGTTAAACTAGATTTCATTAGTATAATTACAAGAATGAATAAATTATCAGAATTGGTCGAAGATATAAATGAAAATTATATAGTAGTTCAAGGCGGTGATTGGTTTTATAAGATAGAAACTACCTTTTATATCAAAAATTATAATTCCCATAGAGCAAAAATTAATTTTGATTATACTCGTTATAATTTAACACCTCAATTATACACAACATTTATTGGTAGTGTTGTTACCCTCTTATAAAATTGATATAATACATGTTTATTACTATATCAATATAAATGAGTGAAAATAGAACAGATAACCCTCCTTGTATTGCTGTTATACAAAAATGGAGAGAATGTATTCACGGAATTTCGGAAGACGAAGCAGATTATGTGAAGTTTCTTAGAACAAAATATTTAATATGTTGGGATACACATTATTATGATTCAGATTCATCTGTTGAACCATTCGATGAATATGATACTACAGAACAAATAGATGCAGCATTAGGGTTTTCGGACTCAAGAAATAGATACAACGGGATATTTCATTTATCTTGGGAAAGACGGTTTCCTTGTATTATTAGAAAAGCATATTATTATCGCGATAGACGATTTTGTATTAGAAACTTTGGTATAGAAAAATTTCAAAAATTATGGAGAGACTTTCATTATATAAAAATGGCTCGTTATAAAGCTGTAAAAAATTTACAATATAGACAATTATATGGTAAATTTAAAAAATTACATCAAAAAAGCTTTGTCAACCGCATTATTTGATTCTCTAATATTATTAGATAGGACAACACATTCAGCAGGTGTTAATACATTTTGCTTACAATCCTTTTGAACTATACTTGTGTATGCTCTTTTTTTTGTTTTTCTCCAAGCAGCACGCGATGATCCAACACTACTTACTAATCCAAGCATGACCGAACCGGAACCTGTTGGTCTTTGATCTGTAGTTCCCATAGCCGTTCTTGTATTTGATACTCTTTTTGATACATATCCACTCATTATATATATATTATTTATTATTATAATTAAAAGGTTTTAATTATTCTCATTTGCTTGGAAAATTTAAATTTTTCATCATTGGTAGTTCTTCTTTTTAAATTACACTTTAAACAACATATAACCACATTATCATTATTATGTCCTTGGG